ACACGACCATCGTCGTAGTGCCCCTGGACGGAGGGAACCTAACGACCACGGCGGCCTACGACGCCTACGACACAGGACTCCTGGAGTTGACGCCTAAGGACGATCCGAACATCCCGCCCAAGTTCGACCGGAAGGGCAAGCGGATCGTGCTTCCCAGGTCCTACGAGTTCAAGGGGCTCATCAATCCGAACGTTGGACCGAACACGCTGGTGCAGTTGTCCACAGAGGCGATCAAGGTCGTCATCCTGGTGTCGTCGGCCCATTTCACCGGCAACAACTTCGGCGGTGACTTCTCGATGTCGTGTGTCGGCACCGTGTGGAACGGCCCCGGCGACACCTACCGGAAGGCGACATGATGGACGACTTCGTTGCTACCCTCGACACATGGCTCCAGGCGCACATGGAGACTGTTCACACGATGCTCCCGGGTGTCGTGCAGTCCTACGACTCCGCGACCCGCACGGCCACTGTGAAGCCAACTGTGAAGCTCAGGAGCCTGCACGGCGATCTTCTGTCGATTCCCCCGATTCCGTCGGTCCCCGTGGTCTGGCCTTCGACGGCGGCATTCTCCCTGTTCGGACGGCTCCAGCAGGGCGACGGCGTCATGCTCGTTGTGTCCGAGGCGTCCCTGGGCAACTGGCAACGCGGCACCGAGGAAGCCGAGGCCGAAGACGAAACCCGGTTCAGCCTCCAAGACATGGTAGCGGTCCCTGGCCTATGGGCTGAGAAGTGGGTGCCCAAGCACGATCTGGGCACGGCGGACTGGGGCATGGCGTCCGCGTCCGTTGTGCTGGGGGCACAGGGTGACAAGTTGCGGCTGGCAAACCAGGTATCGGACCTCAAGGCCGAAGTGGAACGGTTGTACGATCGGATCGCAGCCCTGAACGCCTACATCAACACGCACGCCTCCACACTAGCCGCCGCATCTACCGGGTCACTGGCCACATTGCGGGCGGGATTCACGGCCATGGCAGCGGCGGCAACGGCAGAGAACACAACCGGGATTCCGGCTGACAAGCTGGCCGCAGGGAGGCTTTTCGCATGAAGCAGTTGAAGCTTGGAGATTGGTCAATTCCAGGGGCTCCTGGAACCCCTGGAATCTCAGCATATTGGGTATGCGGGGAACACGGGGTGTATGCCTCCTCCACGGATTTAGTGTCCTGGGATGTTAGAATGGCAGCAAATGGGAAGAAATTATACGATGTAATACGGGGTACGGACCGGTTCGTCATTATCGGGGATAGCACCACAATTGTAATTGAGGATGGTAAAGAGCCCGTTGAATACTCCGGAGGTCCTGTCCATACTGGGAGAGGATGCTATTCCTTTGGGTACTATTGGAGGGTGTCCGGAGCCTATAGCAATGTCCAGCGCAGTTTAGATGGGGTGTCTTGGGAGGATGTTTATGTTCCGTTGGCCTATAACTCCGAGAGCCTCAGCATAGCCGGTAATGAGGAGGTGCTGATTGTAACGGGAGCTTATGGCCGGATTGCAGTTACCACGGATTCCGCGGCTTCTTGGGTGACCTCCGGAATAGGAAGTGGGGCTCTGTTCCTTGCGGGGGTAAATGGAAGTCGAGTATACGCAGGAAGTGCTCCCAACTGGCTTTACTATGCAGACCCACCCTACACGACTTGGCTTCCGGGAGTTCCCAATACAACGTACCCTACTGCTTACTATTCTGTAGGTCTGGCATTTTCAGAAACATGCGGAATGTTTCCAGGGGATTCATCAGTACTAAATCGCACTACGGATGGGGGGACTTTGTGGACTCCTGGGGTTAGTTCTGATTTTGCAAATAATTTGAGGCACGGGGTGGCATATGATGGGACACAATTTGTAGCTGTTGGGATTTTAGGTGAGGTAGTAAAGATTTCGGCAGACGGGTTATTGGTAGAACTAGTCTCCCGAATTCTTTATGGCGGCTCCCCCTTGTCATTGATAGGAATTGCTGGTGTACGGGGGGATGTCTCTCCCCCATCCCCTCCCCTATATGGCTATCACGACCTCGTCTTCGACGACAGTGGGCGGGCCATCCTCGTCGAGGACCTTGCCCAGCGTGTCGCCTGCCGTCTCCGCACCTTCATGGGGGAGCACTGGCTCAACCCGGAAATCGGAGTCCCTTGGTTCGAGGAGTTCCTAGGCCAGAAGAACCCCAACCTCTCCGTGTGCCGTAGCCTCCTGCTCACGGTGATTCAGGGAGTCCCGGGAGTCACTGCCGTGACGTCCCTAGACCTCGGTTTCGCAAAAAACACAAATTCAAGGGTGCTGGAGGTTAGATTCACGGTAACCGGCACCGATTCACTCCCAGTCTCAGGCACCACGGCGGTTACCGCATGACGTTCGTCCTCGCATCCGGGCTCCAGAAGAAGACGCTTCCAGTCATCCGCAAGGAGATCGAGGCGGATTTCAGGGCGGCCATCGGAGTCGATGTGGACCTGTCGCCAGATGGTCCCATTGGGCAGATCATCGCCATTGCCTCCAAGCGCGAGGCGGACGTCTGGGAGCTGGCACAGGAGATCTACTCGTCCTTCGACAAGGACCAAGCGACCGGCGTTCAGCTCGATGACGCCCTGAACACGGTCGGCGTCTTCCGCCTCCCCGCTACGGCGGCCCGGGTGGAGGACGTACTCCTCTGGCTCGTGTTCGGTGCGTCCGTCACGGTGCCCAGCGGCTCCACGGTCAAGAGCGCCACGGCTCCCATGACCTACTCCCTGGAATCCAACGTGGTCCAGGTGGCTTCAGCATCAGGGCCTTTCCGCGCTGTGCGCCTGTCCCTGTCCACGGCGACCGTGGGGGCCACAATCTCCGTCACCCTGGACGGCACGGCCTACAGCCACACGGTCGCGTTGGGCGAATCCGTGGCCGATGCGCTGGGGCTCCTGGCCAACACGATTAATGCGGGAGCATTCGGCACCGTGGGCGCGGCCTCCTACGAGTCCGTGTCCGGCACCAATTGCCTGCGCATCGAAGCCTCCACGTTCACGCTGACGGCGTTCTCCGGGCTCACGGGATTCCAGTCGGCACAAGCGGGAGCATTCGTCGCCACGACCGCACAGGCTCAAGCAGTCCCTGCCCTGACGCTGGACACGATCAACAGCCCCGTTTCCGGGTGGCTGGCCGTAGAACAGCCTGCGACAGGTACAGACGGCACCGACGTGGAGTCCGACACGCAGTTCAAGCTCCGTGCCATGCGCGGCATCATGAGCGGGAGCGCCACGGTGCAGGCGATCACGGAGGCATTGTACCGAGTTGCTGGCGTCTCCAAGGTCTTCGTCAAGGAGAACACGCAGGACATCACGGACCTGGAAGGCCGTCCTCCGCACTGCTACGAGGCCGTGGTGGTCGGCGGCACGGATGCGGCGGTTGCGGGGGCCATCTACGCCGAAGGTCCTGCTGGAATCAAACCCTACGGCGTCGACTCGTACAACGTGACTGGATCCGACGGCGTCGTGCGTTCCATCGGATACTCGCGCCCCGTCCCCTTGTACGCATGGGTTGAGGTCACGGTGGTTTCCACGGATCCGGATGCTGGGCCGGTGGGGGACTACACGCAGGCGATCAAGGATGCAGTGTCCCTGTACGGCCGGGACAATTTCGACCTAGGGAACGACTTCATCCTCCAGAAGCTCTACGCACCGGTCTACTCGGTGCCGGGCATCTACAACGTCACGCTTCGGATCGCCGCGACGACCACGGCATCCGGAACACCCCCCTACGGGACCTCGAACATCGTGGTGGCGTCTCGCCAGTACCTGACGTTCGACAGCACCCGTGTCATCATCCTCTAAGAGCCGCCAACGCCGCCAATGCCGCGTCCCCTGAAGCCGCCCCTGCCCCATAGGACTACATGCCCACGACAACCCAAATCACGGACTACTGGGAGAGGTGCAAGGGCCTTGTGCTCTCGCAGTACTCCAATGCACCTCGGCTCCTGTCCCTCATGGAAGCCCAGAGCAACCAGTCTGACGACGAGGAACAGGCTCTCTGGGAAATCCAGCAGGGGTTTTCTCTCGCCACGGCCGTCGGCGTCCAGCTTGATGCCGTGGGCGCACGGTTCCGGGAGTCCCGCCTAGGACGACCCGACGCCGACTACCGCGAGGCGATCCAGGCGAAGGCGTCTCTCGCCGTCAACGGGACCCCTGAACAGATCATGGAGTTCCTGCGCAACACGTTCCCTGGGCTTGCCGACATCGTCTACCAGCCCGAGTACCCGGCCGGATTTGCCCTGCTCACGGACGACACGACGTCCGGTACCAACATGCTCCAGTACCTCAAGCCGGCGGGAGTCCATGCCGTGTACGGCACCAAGATGACGGACTACCTCGGAAACACCATGACCACCTACACCGGAGAGCCGATGTACGGCGCTCGGGAATAGAGGAGACCACCATGCCCACCATTGCAGGACTCGTAGCCGCCACCGCCTGTACCTCTACGGATCTCCTCTGGATCAACCAGGGTACCGGATCGGACCGGGATAAGAGTGCCACCCTGGATAAGGCGGTTGCCGGGGGACTCCCGGCCGCCGTATCTGGGTACTCTACGGCAACACTTGCCGGCACGGACATGATCCCCGTGGTGCAGACGGGACCAGTCGGGAAGCGCACGACTCCCGTGGCGGTTGTTTCTGCCGGACTCGCCTCTGGTATATCGGATCTGCCAGCGGCGTCCACACTAGATCGGACAGAGATTGTCCCCATTGTGCAGTCTGGCACGGCAAAGCGTCTCCCCATTTCCAACCTAGCCTTGTTAGGCGATCTTCCTCGTGCAGTGGACGTCGCCAAGAACACGACTACCCCGGCACTGTGGGGAACGGGCACTGGTGGCGGGTGGACCGCGGCATGGGGGACGCTGGTTGACTATGGTACCTGTGTGGTCACCAGGGCTGTTCAACAGGACCTATCCCCCGGCTACACTGTAGACATCCACCTTGTCCTATCGTCGT